GTTTGAGAAACATTACGGTATCAGCGAAGAGGGATTGCTAGAGCGATTACAACTCAAAGGCATCAAACCCTAATTCGGTTGCCACCTGCGTAGCATACTTTCTAAATACAGCGTCGTGCTTATCCCATCCCGATGTTTTCCATCGTTTCATGTGTATCATTTCGTGAGCCATTGTTTTAATGACGGTGTCTAAATGACCGTTTTTAATGCGGGAAATAGTGATAACGTGTCGTTCTTTTTCGTCATCGTAAATGTATGTCCCCATTACATCGGGGTCGGATGACACGACAAAATAAACATCTGCCCAATCTGGCATTGCCCAATTCTTAAATGGGCGCAATTCGCACAACATAAGGTAAATTGAGCCAAGATTTTTAGATGTGAATTTCATACGGATATAATTTTCCCACGAAATTGCACTTCGTCTTCATCCCAAACCTGTACCAATTCGGGCATGAGCAATTTGCTACGATCCCACGTTAGAACGGCAAACCCTGATCGCCAATCTTTGCTATTATCTTCGGTATAATCTGCAAACGCCATAGCTTCAGGATCGGCTAAACAGCCCGTCTGGACACCGTAACGAGTACCGTTGTAATCAGTTACAGGTTGCACCGCTAAAACGTGCGTATGCCCCGTTACGATGTTTACACCGCTGTTAATTGTATTTTGGTATCCGCCGTATCGACCGCCCTTAAAACGATGCTTAATTACGGTATCGTCATTGACCCAAAATGACCAGCAAGGTTGCCAAAAAGGGAAATGATCTTTAAGCGAGAATCCTGGCACGTTTTCATATTGTCCAGCTACCGAAGCTAGCGCAGTTTCAAACCTTGCATCGTGATTGCCCATTGTCCAGATTAGTTTTGCACCCTTAGCGGCTTTCTCAATCTCGCCCAAATAAAACTTACACGCTTCAATTTCATCTTTTACTGTCGGTTTGTGATCCCATCCGATACGGGGAAATCGAGAAATAGCACCGCCATCAAAAGCATCACCATTACAAACGATGGCAACGGGTTTTAATTCTTTGATAAGTTTGATGAGCGCACGGAAAGCCGTGGTGGTTTCGTCAGGCCAAAAATGAGCGTCGCTAAAAACAATGACTACACCCTTTTCTAGTTTTATCTCGCTTCTGACGTTGGGGGCGGCGTTTTCTACCCTGCTACGCTTGTGTACAATTCGCTGATCGTTCGTTGTGCGTAGTTCTATGTTAAGCCTTGCTTCAAGGGTGCGTCTACGAGAGTAAACGGCTCGGACAGACAATTGATGGGTTTTGGCAAATAATTCTGGACTGCCTATCTTTTGCCATTCTGCTACAAATTCGTCATCTGTTAAATGCAAGGGCATAAGCATCCTTTAATTTAAGATACCTTGCAATTGTAGTGATATAAATGTTACAAAACCACTACCTTATGCAAATATTGTGATAAAAATCGCACATGACAACGATTGAATACCCATTTCCGCCCAAAGAATTAAACCCAAACAAGCAATTACATTGGGCGGTTAAGGCTCGGCATAAGAAAATCTATCGTGAGGTGTGCAAGATATTGACGTTTGGTACAAAACTGCCAAATGATAAATTGATTGATATGCACATTACCTTTTGTCCACCAGACCGCAGACATAGGGATGACGATAATATGGTGGCAGCTTTCAAATCAGGACGAGATGGGATAGCGGATGCGCTAGGTGTTAATGATAAAATGTTTCGTATTCATCCGTCGTTGTCGGATACAATTGGCAACAAAGTTGTTGTTACTTTTGTTGTTAGAGAGTAAAATTAAGCTACCTTCTATTAAAGGATAATCATGGGCTACGAAAAATTCCCCAAAGGCGTTGCTAAACCAGACCTATCTGGCGAAAAGCGCATCAAAGCGTCAAAAGTTGACAAAGAAGAATACCATCCAGGCGCATCGGGCGAGAAAATGCCTAAAGGCGTATTGGCAAGCGACAAGTCAGGCGAACGTAAAGCACCTATCGCTGGTGGCGTAGGCATGGGCAAAGCTGACGGTATTGGTTTGCGTGAAGCATCACACATGGGCAAAAATGATGGTTGCCTTGGTGAAATGAAAGGTCACATGGGCGAAAAGGTCATTTATGACCACAAGCGCATGGATCACGATCAAGACGGTATGTAATTCGCAGGTTCAAGGTGTTACAGCACCAAGAACCCGCTAACCAGTACAAAAGAGGTTTGTAATGGCTGAAGCAGATTTTACATCTTGTTTTAACTGTAAATACTTCCTAGGGAATGATTTAGGAAGTTGTAGGCGTTTTCCAACGTATCAAAATCGTCACGCTAATGAATGGTGCGGCGAATGGGCAATGAAGATCATTCCTTTAATGGATGCGCCACAAATAGAAGTAAAGCGTGGCAGACCAAGGGTGGCAAAATGAAGCTAAGACCTTTGAAAGATAGAATCGTTGTCAAACCCATATCACGCATTAAATCGTCCATTATTGACGTGGTAATGTCTGAAAAAGACAACATGGGTACTATTGTTGCTGTAGGCGATCAAGCCAAAAACCATCTGAACATAGGCGAATTTGTACGCTTTGGTACGATGGGTAATGATGAATATTTAAATTATCAAGAATACTACGAAGATGGGGAGCGATACCTTATCTGTAGTTGGAAGGATATTTGCTTTATATCAGAGGAAAATCATGCCGCTTAAAAAATCAGCAAGCCCCAAAGCATTTCAGGAAAACATCAAGACTGAAGTAAAAGCGGGGAAACCCGTTAAACAGGCCGTCGCAATAGCGTATGCAGAAAAACGTGAATCTCAAAAGAAAGGAAAAAAGAAATGATTACTTTGCAACACACAAAAGAAGAAGTAGAAACCATCCTGAAAGCCTTGCAGGAATTGCCGCATAAGCTGGTGCATGAGTTGTTAATAAAGATTCACGCTCAAGCTGTGCCACAAGTGCAAGCCGCCGAAATCCCTGCCGAAGCACCAGCCGAAGCACAACCACAGGCAAAATGATGGAAATTACACTAGACGAAGCACAATGGGATGCGATTGTAGCGATCTTAAAAGAGCAACCGTATTACATTGCGGCAGAATTGATTGAAAGCATAGAGGATCAGATGGAAGATGCTAATATGCAAGAGATGGCAGACGCATTTGGGATGATGGCAAACGAATAATGGCTAATCCTGTTGGTAGACCAAGTACATACGATTCCGCTTATTGTGAACGGGTGATTGAGCTTGGTCGAATGGGAAAGAGCATTGAACAGATTGCCTGTGAATTGAACGCAGGAACGAGGACAATCTACCAATGGCGTGATGCACATGAGGAATTTGCGCACGCCTTGGAAATGGCTAAGGAATTTGAGCAAAATTGGTGGGAAACGATTGCTCAGACGCACATGATTGAAGAGAAAGATTGTGCGAAGTTGAACGCTAGTATCTGGTCACGATCAATGGCGGCACGATTTCCCAAGAAGTACAGAGAATCAACCAAGACTGAGATTACAGGTGCAGACGGTCAACCATTGCTCACAGGCATAGAAGTATCGTTTGTAGTCCCAAAGAGAAATGACACCACAAGTTAAACAGGCAATAGCAAAGGCAGAGTTTCCAGTAAAGCTGCAATGCTTGTTTGACCCCCCTAAAAGTCGGTATAGAATTCTTCACGGTGGGCGTGGTGGTGCGAAGTCGTGGGGGGTAGCTAGAGCATTGCTTATCAAAGGCGCACAAAAGACATTAAGAATACTTTGCGCTCGTGAGTTTCAAACCAGTATCAAAGACTCGGTGCATAAATTGTTGTCTGACCAGATACAGGCATTAGGGTTGCTAGGATTCTACGAGATCACCCAAAATAGCATCCGAGGTGCAAATGGCACAGAGTTTAGCTTTGCTGGACTGAAAAACAACGTAGCTAACATTAAGTCATTTGAGGGTGTTGATATTTGCTGGGTGGAAGAAGCACAAACAACGTCAAGTGCATCCTGGTCGGTGTTAATCCCAACGATTCGTAAGCAAGACAGCGAGATATGGATTACGTTCAACCCCGAACTAGAATCAGACGAAACCTATCAACGGTTTGTATTGCATCCACCCGATAATTCCGTGGTGCAGAAAATCAACTGGTCGGATAATCCGTGGTTTCCTGAAACATTGGATTTAGAGCGTCTATCGCTTAAACAACGGGATATTGAAGCATATAACACGGTTTGGGAAGGCATTTGCCGCCAGACGGTAGACGGTGCTGTTTTTGCCAAAGAGATGCAGCTAGCAGAGTTAGACGGGCGCATTACAAGGGTGACGTATGACCCTGCCAAGCCTGTTCATGCCGTATTTGATTTAGGCTGGTCTGATGCGACAGCTATCTGGTTTGTCCAGTTTATCGGCATGGAAACACGCTTGATTAGATACATTGAAGATAGCCAGCAGACGATTGCATACTATCTGTCCAAATTACAAACCTTTGGTTATGTCTATGATACGCTATGGTTGCCGCACGATGCTGAGAACAAAACATTGGCGGCAAATGGTCGATCTATTGAGGAAATTGTACGTAATTCAGGGTTTAAGACACGGATATTGGGCAAAGTGCCTATTGTGGATAGCATTGATGCAGCCAGGACAATATTCCGTAATTGCTATTTTGATAGAGATAATTGTGCAGAAGGTTTACAATGTTTAAGACATTATCGTTATGAAGTCGATCCTGATACTAAGCAATTTAGCAAGACACCATTGCATGACCAATACTCGCATGGTGCGGATGCGTTTAGATATATCGGATTGATGGTTAACGAGCCGAAGCAAGCAAAGCCTAAAAAACTGACGTACTCGCCGCCAAGTTCATGGATGGGATAGATATGCAAGACGATTATGACTCACGGATTACCGAAGCTAAAGAATTCCTGCGATTCTGTAATGATGCTGACTCAAACAATCGTGCTGAGGCTTTAGAGGATATATTGTTTTGCTCAGGCGATCAATGGCCTGTTGAGTTGCAAAACAGTCGCAGCTTAGAATCTCGCCCATGTCTAACGATTAACAAGCTAGACGCATACTGTCGGCAGATTACCAATCAGCAACGCCAGCAACGTCCACGAATCAAAGTACATGGGATGAACAATGAAAGCGACGCTAAACTGGCACAGATTTTACAAGGTGTGTGTCGGCATATTGAGGTCAATAGCAACGCAGACGATGCTTACGATCATGCTTTTGATTTTGCTGTGCGCATGGGTTGGGGTTATTGGCGGGTAGAAACCGACTATATCAATGAGAAATCATTTGACCAAGATATTTACATACGGCGCATCAATAACCCATTTACCGTCTATTTCGATCCCAATTCTATTTTGCCCAACGGTAGTGATGCTGAAAAGTGCTTGATTACCGAAGTTATCCGCAAAGAAACATTTAGAAAGATGTATCCTGATGCAGATGATGGATCGGGGTTTAATCAGCGTGGGACGGGTGATACCGACTCAGAATGGATTATGAAGGAGGATATTCGTATTGCTGAATACTTCTGGACTGAACGTAAACCTGCTGATCTTGTGTTGTTAAGTGACGGTTCTCACGTTTTCTTGTCAGAATTGCCCAAACCAGAGATATTACAAGCGGCTGGTGTGTATGAGGTGAGCCGCAGAAAATCATTTAAGAAAGTGATTAAGTGGTGCAAAATGTCCGGCATGGAAGTGCTAGAGGAAGGCACATGGGCTGGCAAATATATCCCCGTCGTGCGTGTTACTGGTCAGCAATTGATCGTTCACAACAAAAAGAAATACTTTGGCTTGGCACGTCAGGCGAAAGACCCTCAAAAGATGTACAACTTCTGGCAGACTGCCCTTACCGAATCTGTTGCACTTGCACCGAAAGCGAAATGGTTGCTTGCAGAAGGGCAAGACGAAGGGCATGAGAACGAGTGGGCGCAGGCTAATATTAAGGCAATGCCAGTCTTGCGTTATAAGCAGACAGATATTGATGGCAGACAAGCACCACCACCACAACGTCTACAACCTGAGCCACCACCAGCAGGCGTGATGGCGGCGGCACAAGCACTCAGCGCAGATTTAATGGCTGTAATTGGTATTTATGACCCCGCACAGCTACCTACTGGCAATATCAGCGGTAAGTCATTGCAAGGTCAGCAACAAGCCGTTGACATGACCAATTACCATTATTACGACAATTTGACGCAATCCATTGCTCAAACAGGGCGGATTATTCTCGATCTTATTCCCAAGATATACGATACCGAAAGGGTCATGCGGATTATTGGTGATGATGGCAAGCCAGAGTTGGTAACGCTCAACCAACAGGGCGTGGACGAAACGGGCGTGGAGAAAATTCTAAACGATGTGACCATCGGCGAGTACGATGTGGTGATGGAAACAGGCCCAGGCTACAACAGCAAGCGTCAAGAATCGGTGGACGCAATGTTGGGTATGTTGCAAGCTGATCCCACATTGATGCAGACAGCAGGTGATTTGATATTCCGCAACATGGACTTCCCTGGTGCTGAGATCATCGCAGATCGCATGGCGGCGGCTAACCCAATGGCTCAGATTGATGATAAGTCACCTATCCCGCCACAAGTACAGATGCAGTTGAAGATGTCGCAAGCGCAAGTACAGCAGATGCAACAACAGATTCAGCAGTTGCAAATAGCGATGAAACAACGTCAAGACATCGAGCAGGTCAAGCAAGATAATGAAACCAAGCGTGAGTTGATGAAACAGACCGCTAAAGCGCACGATATTGAAATGCGTGACGCTGAACGCCGTGATGTGGCTAAGATGCAAATATCTGGCAAGGCACACGATACGGTATTGAAGACGCAAACTCAGGTACAAATTGAGGAATTGAAATCGCACGTTGCAATATTGTTGGCAAAAATGGACGAAAAAGCGTTACACGAAGCGTCGGCAGAAACAACAGAACGTGCTATTTAATATAAATAGTATTAAACTATCAACATAGCTTACTAGTTAGCTTTTAACTAGGACAATTCTTGAGGCAACTCATGTCTGATGATAGAAATGCAGGAACAGTTATAACGAGTGAGAACGCAGCGGAATTTTACGCAAACAAGTTAGGTCTGGTTGTAGAAGATGCTCCTGTAGTGGCTGAGGAATCAGAGCGTACAGTAGAGGCAGAATCACAAAGCGACGCTAATGCGGAAAGTGAAGCGGAAGTAACAGATAAGCCGAAACAAAATCCTAAGATTGAAAAACGGTTTTCTGAATTAACCAAGCAACGTGAGCAAGCCAAACAAGAAGCGGCTAAGGAACGAGAAGCTAGGGAAAATTTAGAAGCCCGTTTGCGGGAATATGAACAGAAGGCAAGCCCATTAGTAGTGGACGAACCTTTAGGTCAAGAACCCCAACCTTCACAGTTTCAGGATGCTTTTGAATACGCAAAAGCGTTGTCTGAATGGAATGTTGAAAAGGTGCTTGCAGAGCGTGACAGGGCGGAAGCTAGTCGCAGAGCTAACGAAGAGCGTAACAAGGTTATTAGTGCTTGGACGCAAAAAGTTGAGGCTGCAAAAGCAAAAATGCCAGATTTTGAGGAAATGGTTGCGAGTGCGGATGTAGCGGTAAACGATGCAGTCCGTGATGCGATTATTGAGAGCGATGTAGGGCCGGAGGTCTTATATCATCTTGCTCAAGATACTGAATACGCTCGAAAATTGGCTGCGATGCCAGTTGCAAAAGCACTTAAAGAGATTGGGAAATTGGAAGCACGTTTTGAGGTTAAAGACGAGCCAGAAGCGAAACCTGTTGCTAGACAGTCAAATGCACCTAGTCCTATTCGTCCGTTAAAAGCGTCTAGTTCTGCTGCTGATGTGCCGATTAACGCCAATGGCGAATTTCATGGAACATATCAGCAATGGAAAGAAGCGAGATTGGCGAAAAAGATTAGATAAACCAATTCTAATTTTAAGGAAATATCATGGCAAATAACTTGCTAACCATTAGTAAAATCACCAACGAAGCATTGATGGTGCTTGAGAACGAATTAACTTTTACATCAGAAGTTGATCGCAACTATGATGACCAATTCGCCGTTGTTGGCGCAAAGATTGGTAACACCGTTAACGTCCGCCGTCCTGGTCGCTTTATCGGCACCACGGGGCCTGCGCTTAATGTCGAGGACTTTAACGAATCAAGCGTGCCAGTAACTTTATCCACGCAATTCCATGTGGATACTCAATTTACCACGCAGGACTTGGCTCTGTCGCTGGATATGTTCTCGGATCGTGTGTTGAAGCCCGCTGTAGCGGCTATCGCCAACAAGATCGATCGTGATGGTCTAGTAATGGCTAAAAACAGCACCGCCAACATCGTTGGTACTGCTGGTACGCCCCCAACTGGTCTGATTACTTATCTGACTGCTGGTGCTTACCTTGATGCTGAAGGCGCACCACGTGATGGCCGTCGCTCATGTATCGTTGAGCCATTTACATCTGCAACTATCGTTGACAGTCTGAAAGGTCTGTTTATGCCTGCTGAGAAGATCAGCCGCCAATACGAAAAAGGCTTGATGGGTGTTGACTCGGCTGGTATGTCTTGGAAAATGGATCAGAACGTGGTCAGTCAGACGTTTGGTTCGTATTCTTCGGCTACTTTGTCAACCAACACAGCAACTTTCACAGGTTCGTTGACTTCTGGTTGGGCATCAACTTCGACTATCACGATTGCTTCGGCTTCTGCCGCTGCCGCTTTGAATCAAGGTGATGTGATTCAGATTGCTAACGTCTACGCAGTCAACCCACAAAACCGTCAGGCTTACGGCTCAAACAAGTTACGCAACTTTGTCGTGACTTCTGCTGTAACCATCGGTTCGGGTTCGTCAGCTTCGGTTACTGTTAGCCCTGCTATCATCACCGCTGGTCAATTCCAGAACGTATCGGTTAGCGCAACATCGTCAAGCGCAGTTGTAACTCCTTTCAACAACACGGGTACAGTATCTCCACAAAACATCGTAATGCATCGCAATGCATTTACGCTGGCTGTGGCTGACCTTGAGTTGCCAGAGGGTGTTCACTTCGCTGGTCGTGCGTCTGACAAAGAGATTGGTCTGTCAATGCGTGTGGTTCGCCAATACACCATCAACAACGATAGTATTCCTACTCGTCTTGATGTGTTGTACGGCTGGGCACCTCTGTATCCAGAACTGGCTTGCCGAGTCGCAGCCTAAATTTAGTGGGGGGTTCGCCCCCCATTTAATAAACTTTTTAAGGAAATTATCATGGCAAATCCAGGCCCAGCAAGTACCGTAAGTAACCATCCACAACAAGTATCAACCAATCAGGCTCTACGTCTGTTGGCTGTTGCTAAAGGCGTTAACATTAGCCAAGCGGGTGATTACGCACTTCCGGTTATCAACTCCACAACCTACGAACCAACGAACGTCATTGTGACGAACGCTTCTTCTGCTTTGTCAACCGCTGCTGCTGGTGTTTACACCGCAACGGGTGGTTCGACTGGCGGTGGTTCTGCTGTTGTAACTAGCGGCACTTTAACTTGTGCAGCTACGACTGGCGTTGAACAACTCAGCGTTAACGTCGGCACTTCGTTTACCGCACAAACTATGTACTTCAACGTAGCTACTGCCCAAGGTTCAGGCGTAACTGCTGACGTATACGTTTACGGTTACGACTTTAGCTAATAAGACTATCCCCCTTCGGGGGGATTTCTTTAAAGGAACAGATCATGCCTTCGACTACCATTGCTAGGGGTAATGCCCTACAGACTTTTTACGTTGGCGCAGTTTTGGCTAACGGTTCTAACACGCTGACAGCTAACACGACTACAGCAGTTACTTATACCGTACCTGGTATCCAAGCAACTGACTATATTCTTGTTCAAGGCGTTGTTGGTTCACAAACCGCTGGAGTAATTATCGCTGAAGCAGACGCAACTGCTGCTAACACGATTCAAATCCAGTATGGCAATTTAACTTCTAACGCTTCTTTGACACCAGCAAGCGGCACTTATGTAATTCAAGTTGTCCGTTCTGATGGGCCACTCCCAGCGTCGGCGGTGTAATCATGTCAAATACCAGCGTAATCCGTACCGCTGGTCAAACCTTTGCGTTGTCGGTTACTAACTCGGCACACGCATCGGTTACGATCAACGACACTACTAACGATCAGATTAACTTTGCTTCGTTTTTAAATACTGGCGCATCGCCTGTTGCTATCAAAGTGACAAACTATTCACCTGCTCCTGCTGCCGTATTTCCTACGGATGGCACGCCTGGTGACTTTGTTTTGTCACCTTTGATGACAACTCCGATAGTATTGGCTGTACCGACTAGTCCTTTTTACATGACTGCTATCAGTAATAGTGCAACTGCATCTATAATCTATGTAACACCGACTAACGATCAGTCGTAAGGAATTTTTTATGGCTAACCCAGCCTTGACTGTTGACCAAAACTTATTGCCTGTTCAGGCTTATTTCAATCTTGACGGGTCATTTAATACGTTCATCGGTCAAGGTCAGCCATTTTATGCAACATTTAACCCTGTTCAATCAGGGTTATCCATTACAAATAGCACAATTAATAGTACGACTATTGGTGCTATTACGCCTTCAACGGGTAACTTTACAAGTTTATCGACGGTTACAGGCACAATTACGACTGCACCTGTAAACGGTACAGATATTGTCAATAAAGCGTATGTTGATAGTGCTGCGCTAGGTCTTAGCTTTAAAAATCCCGCATTAGTAGCGACAACTGCGAACATTACGTTGTCCGGATTGCAGACAATTGACGGTATTTCTGTCCCTGCGGGTTCACGAGTTCTAGTAAAAAACCAGTCAAATACGCCTGATAATGGCATTTATGTCGCTGATTCGGGTGCTTGGTCACGTTCTAGTGATGCAGCGACTTGGAACGCCTTAGTATCAGCATTTTTGTTTGTAGAAGAAGGTACAGCAAACGCAGGTGGCGCATTTTATTGCCCTGTGTTGCCAGGTGGAACGCTTGGTGTCACGCCTGTTACTTGGAATTCATTTACATTTACTGCAATTTATACCGCAGGTACAGGTTTAACGCTATCTGGCGGCAACGTATTTAGCATTACCAATACAACTGTAACTGCTAACAGCTATGGTTCAGCATCAAGCGTACCGACTTTTACAGTTAACTCTCAAGGTCAATTAACTGCGGCAAGCAATACACCAATTGCTATTGGCGCATCGCAAATTACGTCTGGCACGCTTGCATCGTCGCTTATTTCTGGTTCTTACACCGGAATTACAGGCGTTGGCACGTTAACAGCAGGTACTTGGAACGCATCGGTTATTGGTTCTGCTTACGGTGGTTTAGGAGCATCGTCATTAACTGGTTATTTGTATGGAAATGGCGCAGGTGCAGCAACAGCATCGACAACCATTCCAACTACAGCACTAAGTGGTACGATTACTAACGCTCAATTAGCAAACAGCACGATTTCTGGCGTTTCGTTGGGCAGCAATTTATTTAGTTTGACGTTTGGTTCAGGCTTATCAGGATCAAACTATAACGGTTCTGGCGCAATAACCGTTACAAACAGCGCACCAATGGTTTATCCTAGTTCTGGCATCCCAAATAGCACAGGAACAGCGTGGGGAACATCGTATAGCACGTCTGGTTCAGGTTCGGTTGCTTTAACAACAGGTGCAACTTTTACCGCACCAATTCAAGCAACTTACGAAACATTTACTGCACAAGCAAGTAATCCGACAGCTAGCACAGGCGTTGTTTGGTACGATCAAAACAAAGATAGTTTGTCTTATTACAATGCGACAGGCTATGAAATCAACATTGGTCAGCAAGTCGATCAAGTTTGCTATAACAACACAGGTTCAACAATTCCGTCTGGAACTGCTGTTTATCTAAGTGGTGGAAGTTCGGGCAACTATCCTTATATTTCACCAGCAATTGCAACATCGCCAACAAATGCAAACATGATTGGCGTAACAGGTCAGTCAATTACTAATGGTTCAACTGGCGTTGTGGTCATTCTAGGTGGCATTTTTAGCTATAACACAACGGGAATGACTGCTGGGCAAACATTATATTTATCGCCTTCAACAGCAGGTGCATTGACAACAACGCAACCTAGCAGCCCATTTTATGCGGTTCGTGCGGGTTTTGTGATTGTTGGCGGTTCTTCAACTGGCATTATTTTCGTATCAGTACGAAATGTTTATACGCTTGGTTCTAATATTATTTCGCCAGTATCGCTGACAGCGTTTAGCACAAGTTCTAACGTAATGTCGCTTTATGGCTATAGTTCTAGCCAAATAGCAGATTTGTTTGATGTATATACATATTCTGGCGGCACAAAAGCATTTGCAATCAATAATGTTGGCGCAATTCTTTTAAGCAATTCTGCTGGAACGACTGGACAAGTTCTGACTAGCGCAGGTTCGGGTGCGATTCCGACTTGGACAACGCCTAGTTCTGGCGCAACGATTACAGACGATACGACTACTAACGCAACTCGTTATTTAGGCTTTACATCTGCCACTAGCGGTTCGCTATCAACGCTATATACCAGTTCTACCAAGCTGCAATACAACCCGTCAACAGGATTGCTAACTTCAACTGGATTTAGCGGTTCTGGTGCGTCATTAACGTCTTTAAACGCTTCTAATCTTTCGTCTGGTACTGTACCATCAGCGCAAATTTCAGGCTCTTATACGGGCATTACAGGCGTTGGAACGCTAACTGCGGGAACATGGAACGCTTCTACCATTGGCGTTGCTTATGGCGGCACAGGTGCTACGACATTAACTGGCATCTTAAAGGGTAATGGAACGTCAGCATTTACAGCGGCAACAGCAGGTACGGATTATGTTGCACCTGCGACAGCAACGACATTTATTGCTACGCAGACATTTAATGGAACATCTAGTACGTTAGCTGCGGTATTTCCTAACATCGCTGAAATGACAACAGTAAGCGCAACTGCGGCAACGGGTACGATTAACTACTATTTAAATAGCCAATCTGTGCTGTATTACACAAGTAATGCAAGTGCTAACTGGACGGTTAACTTTGCGTTCTCAAGCGGCACATCGTTGAATACCGCATTATCCACAGGTCAAAGTATGACGGCGGTATTTTTAGTAACGCAAGGTTCAACCGCTTATTACAACTCTGCCGTGACCATTGACGGTACGTCTGTAACACCTAAATGGCAGGGCGGTAGCGCACCGACATCGGGTAACGCAAGCGGTGTAGATGTTTATAGTTATACGATTATTAAAACGGGTTCTGCTGCTTATACTGTTTTAGCTTCTATCACTCAGTTTAAATAATATGCCAACAATTCAAACGATAGGTTCTGTAGCTGCTCGTTCGTATGGTTTTGGCGCAAAAGCACCTAAAGTGCCTTATTCTGCATCTTATCTTGTTGTTGCAGGCGGCGGAAGCGGAGGTTCCTACGGGGGGGGCGGAGGCGCAGGTGGTTTATTATCAGGAAGTTCAACATTAACGCCTAAAACAACTTATAACATTAGCGTTGGTGCTGGTGGAGCTGGAGGTTTAAGTTCAGGCGCAAACGGTTCAAACAGTTCGTTTGATGTAATTGCTGTGTCGGTTGGCGGTGGCGGTGGCTCTGCTGGTAGTACTGGTAGCAACGGCGGCTCTGGCGGTGGCGGTGGAACAGGTGTTAGTGGACCTGCTGGGGGAAGCGGAACATCTGGTCAGGGTTATGCTGGCGGTGCGGGCGCAAACAATTTTGGTGGTGCAGGTGGTGGCGGTGGAGGCGGTGCTGGTGGTGCTGGAGCAAGCGCAACATATTCTGGTTCTGCTGCTGGTAATGGCGGTTTAGGTCTTGCGTCATCCATAACAGGTTCATCTGTTTATTACGCTAGTGGTGGTGCTGGTGGTGCGTATTCTGGTAGCACAGCCGGTACAGCAAGTGCTGGCGGTGGTGGGAATGGTTCAAATAGTGTTGCTGGTGGAAACGGCACAGCCAACACAGGTGGCGGTGGTGGTGGCGGAGGTTATTTACAAAATGGCGGTAATGGTGGAACAGGTGTTGTAATTCTTTCTGTACCAACTGCAAGTGTAGGAACATATACAGGAACAACAACCGTTACGACTAGCGGAAGTAATACCATTATTCAATGGACTAGCGGTACTGGAACATATACGGCTTAATCATGTTTAACTGGAAAATCCTAGAAATGTACGCCACAGATGGAATTGTCCATGCTGTGAAATATAGCGTTGAATATGAAGGAATTACCACAGAAGGAACATGGTCACCAAAGGTAATTAACGCTAAAATACCATTTGAAAACCTTAATGAAGGTCTTGTGCGTGATTGGATTAAACAAGACTTAACAATTGATGGTGTAAACCTTGTTGAAAATAACTTAGCTAAACAGGCTGCGGGATTGCATAATAAAGTGCAAATACCGTGGCGTGCGCCTACTTTTACGCCATTTGGAGAATAAATAATGTCAGTAAATCTTTCCCCTCTAGCTGGCGCAGGTTGGCAATTTTTTGATAATAATGGCTTGCCGTTGGGTGCTGGCTTGCTTTATACCTATGCCGCAGGTACTTCTACACCACAAACAACATACACAACAAGTGCAGGTTCTGTTGCCAATTCAAACCCTATTGTTTTAGACGCATCGGGTAGAAGTTCTAACGAAATATGGCTAACAACAGGGCAATCATATAAGTTTGTATTACAAACGTCTGCTGCCGTACAAATTTGGTCATTTGATAATATTAGTGGCATCAATGATATTACTGTCGCAACAGCAACAAATTTAACAGTTTCTGGCACATTAACAGCTTCTGGAACAATTACTGGTAGCGGATTTACTAATTATTTTGCCGCACCACCCGCAATTGGCGGAACAACGCCGGCAAACGGTACGTTTACGAATTTGACAGCTACCGTCGCTTCAACGCTGCCGACTGCAGGTCAATTTGACAATAGCACTTCTGGCGCAACGACTGCGTTTGTGCAAAGTGCGTTAGGAAATTTATCATCTGTCACATTTATTGGCACAACCCAAACTTTAACAAATGCGGTAACAGGTTCATTAGTATATTGCACACCAACATCCAACATTATATTAACGCTACCGTTAGCAAATAACTTACCGACAGGCACTCAAATAAATTTTGTTAATATCAATCCATCAACCGTTCAGTTAGTTGCTAACGGTGCAAATGTTATTAACTTTATTGGTAATGGTGCATCTGTTAGTCCTTATTTATCAGTTAATGATACTGCTACGTTAATTTGGACGGGTAGTGTTTGGAATATTATCGGCGGCTCAATTGAATGGCAATATCAATCAGCACGATTTGGTGCAAGTTTAACGAGTAATGGTTATCAAAAATTACCGTCTGGTTTATATATGCAATGGGGGCAAGCCGTATCAAGCGGTACAAGTGCTGATAATGTTTCTGTTACTTATCCTACTGCGTTTCCAACTGGTACATTAAGAACATACGCAATACTTGCTGGTTCGCCTTCTAGCGGATCATTTTCTGTTGCAGCAGGTAGTTCTACAACATCAACAGCGGCATTTACAGCACTGTCAGGTGGATCAGCAGCTTCAGGCGTTACGATTAACTGGTTTGCCTTGGGGTATTAAATGACTCAACCAATTGACATTGTAAGCAGAGCATTAAAAGATATTGGTGCGCTTGAAGCAGGGGAAACACCTACGGCAGAAGCGGCACAAGATGCGTTTGATATGCTTAACGATATGATTGACCAATGGTCAAACGAAGATATGATGGTGTTTTATAAAAACGAAATCGTATTTCCGATTACCGCAGGTCAGACTCAGTACACGATTGGCCCAAACGGTCAAATTGGTGCGGTGGTCACAGGTTACATATTAGGCACGACTTTAACCATTACAGGTATTACATCTGGTGCAGTATCCACAGGGCAAACCCTAAGTGGTACTGGTATCACAAACGGCACAACTATTACTCAAATGTTGACGGGTGCGGGTAACAACGTAAACGAAGCAGGTACATACACCGTTAATATCTCGCAGACAGCGGGTACATCAAGTGTGCCAATCACGATAAATTTATACTATCAAAGACCGCTAACGATAAATTCTGCTTTTGTTCGCATCAATACAAACAGCAACGGTATTCCAATCGTAAACGGTGGGTTGGATTACCCTGTAGCGATATTAAATGTTGAAGATTACGAAATGATTGGGCTGAAAACGCTTAATGGGCCGTGGCCTAAAGCGTTGTATTATCAACCATCCGAAACGCTCGGCAACATTTATGTATGGCCTAATCCAGCACAAGGTGAAATGCACATATTTGCTGATAACATATTTAGCAGATATTCAACGCTATACGATTCAATCATATTGCCACAAGGTTATATAAATGCGCTTAGATGGTGTTTGGCAGAAAGACTAATGCCTATGTACGGTAAGAATCAAGCAACACAAATTGGATTGATTACTGGATTTGCTGCACA